TGTTTTTTATATTTTTTATATTTTTTATATTTTTATGTTTTTTATGTTTTTTATGTTTTTTATAATTTATATCACTATTATTTGGTTAGTATAAACAGAATATATGTAATTAATATTAATTAATAATACAAATAAAAACATATATATGTTTAATTACTATAAGCTAAACCACCCATACCACTCATAATACGAAGAACGTTATAGTTAGTAGCATATACACGCACCTTAGCTGTTTTGGTTCCTTCAACGGTAGCATTAGACAACACTAGTTGAAGAGTTGCGTTATCAATACGGGAAAAGTTACAAGTTCCACTTGGTTGATGTTCCTCAGGACGAAGAGCGAACGAATAAACGTTAATACCTTCATCAGGGTTACGAGTATGGGCTTGATAAGGTTGAACCCACGAAAAGTATGAACCTTCACGCTCAGAGAAACGGTCTTGGCCGTTGAGCTGCAATTTAGCAGTGACAACAGGGTTTTGTCCCCAACAATGCATATCAAGAGAAGTTTCAGTTAGGACAAAGGTGCCTGCATCAGAAACAGTTGATTGTGGAACACTGTGGGAGTGATTGTCGCGAACAAGCGATTGGATGACATCAGCAGACAATCCAGTTGTAACAAATGGAACAGCAGGACCACCAAGATTTGGCTCATTATATGGGTCAGTAGGACCATTCCAATATCCGGTAAAGTTAGGATATGCGTCTTCAGCACCTGCATCAGTGAAAAGACCACGGACATCAATAAATGCACGACTATCAGCAGCAACTGTCTGAGGACCGCCAAACGCGTGAATAGCGTTTGGTAAAGCATCAATCGCATCAGTATAGTTGAATGGTTGAGCACCTAGAACCTTGAAAAGGAGTGCATCACAAACAAGGGACGAGCAGAAATCAACGTTTTGATCAGGTTGAACAACCCAGATTAATTCTTTAACTGGATGATTGAAGTTGAGCTTAATTTTATTACTCGAACTACCTACTGATTCGTCACCAGTGAATTGTAATTGAGTAATAAGATATTCGTGTGGGTTTTGTGCCATTCTACGACGTTCATCAGTGTCAAGGAAAACATAATCAACATAAAGTGAAGCAGCAACAAGTGATTGATTGTATGCAATAGTTGCAGGAACTGGTCTTCCAGGAACATATTGCCCGGCTGTTCCAGTATAAGGGGTAGTATTACAATTTAATGTTGTAACTGCCCATAAACATTCATCAATTGGACGAATATCTAAATTGATTTTAACTTCGTGATATTGTAATGCAATCAATGGCAAGGCAAGACCTGGGTTACTACAGAACCAAAATTGAAGTGGAACATAAAGAGTAGTTTCAGGAAGAGCATTACGTGGAGCACAAACTTGACGTGGTGCAAGTGAGTCACAAGGTCCATCAACATCAGAAAATGATGGATCAGTAATGAAGGTAAGTTGGGTAGTATTACCAATCATTTTGAAATAACCACGCTGTTGTTCAGCAGTCATTGTAAGTTGGTTCCAGATATGCATCCAGTCACCATATTGACGATCAATGCGCTGACCACCAATTTCTACTTCAACCTGTGCAATAAGTTGTTCGCCAGGGAAATCTAACCAACGAGCATATACTCCTGAACCTTGACCAAGAACAATTGAGCCTAGACCCATAAGTTGGTTAATTTCAGGAAGAGTTACCTGAAGATAAGTACGGTAAGCCAAGTCTCCGTTTCTACTGATAACACATTGGACACGACGACCGAAATCTGCTTGTCCATTAAAAGTTTGCTCAATTGATTCAATTGAAAAGTTAGTATATCTGCGATACGTTACCTTCCAAAAAGTAATTTGAGGATTTCCTGTAAGATACACGTCTTGCGCGCCATAGGCGACGAGTTGCATTAATCCACCTCCCATTTTATAATAATGCTAAAGAAAAAAAATTTCAGAAAATAATTTAATTAAATTAATTAATTATATTATATTAAATGCATCAAACCAAAAATACAAATATTATTGTTTTAAAACTTTTCTAACATCTAAATTAGATTTTATAAATTTTTCTAAATAAGTTTTATCGTGGTATTCATTATTATTATCATGATTCTTCGTAAAAATATATGAATCTTTTCTTTTTTTAATACACCAACCTTCATCTAAAGCATTATACAGTAACAGCATTTTTTGAAATATAATATTGTCTACATCAGTGTTATCAAATATCTTTATATTTTTATTTTCTAAATAATCATTTATATTAATTTGTATTTCCATTAAATTTTTATTAGAAAAATATTATCATTTTTAAACTCTTACACTAATCATTATTTCAATAAATATTATTTAATTAAATATTTAAATAAAAATAACAATTAAATATTTAACTATTTTTAACTATATAATGTTTAAACCTACAACTAATAAAAAAGTTAAATATAATAACAAGAATGGGGTTACATTAGATAATAAACATAATGAATTTTTAAATGAATTTTCAAAAGATGAAAATATAAAAATTCCTTCACTAAAAAAAGAAAAGGGCGACCTTCAAAAAAAACTTAAAAACGTTCATTTAAATATTGAACAAAAGTTAGAGATAATTGATAAAATAAAATTTATTACTGATGAAATTAGAAATACAAAGAATAATAAAAAAAACTATTTTTTAGATAACTCAAAATATATTTTTGAATATTTTGAGAATAAAAAAAATATATCAAACAATAACAATAATCAAGTAAATAAGGTTAAATTGCTAAATTCATTTTTTAAAATTAATGAAGATGAATCTAACAATATTATAAATCAAAATCAAAATAATAATATTGTTCAAAAATATCTCTCTAATATTGACACAACCTTTTTAGATATAAATTCATATATATATCCTACAGATATATGCAAGTATTGTTATAAAGGTGAATTAGTGCCTTTAGATGATGAAGGTATTTTAATTTGCAATATTTGCTATAAAAATGTGCCTTATTTAATTGAAAATGAAAAGCCGTCTTACAAAGAACCACCTAAAGAGGTTTGTTTTTATGCTTAAAAAAGAATTAATCATTTTAAAGAAATATTATCACAATTTCAGGGTAAAGAAACAACACAAATACCACAAGAAGTAATTGATAATATTAATATTCAAATTAAAAAGGAGAGAAGTACTATTCAAAATATTACTAATATAAAAACAAAGGAAATATTAAAAAAATTGGGCTATAATAAATATTATGAACATATACCATTTATTAAAGATAAATTAGGAATTAAACCGCCGATTATGACACCTGAACTAGAAGAAATTTTATGTAATTTATTTATCGAGTTGCAAGCACCATATTCAAAATTTTGTCCTGATGGGAGAGTTAATTTTTTGAACTATTATTACACAGCATATAAATTATGCGAACTATTAGGTGAAACACAATATCTACAACATTTTCCTATGCTGAAAGACCAAGAAAAACGAATTGAGCAAGATACTATTTGGAAGCAAATTTGCGAAGAATTAGACTGGGAATTTATACCAACTATATAACTATATAGCAGGTTTATAAGGGAATAACCTTAAAAAGTTTGAATTGAAAATTGACAAACTAGGGTCTGTATTATTGACTCCAACATTTTGACCACCTTTTTGTTTATGGTTGATTTTAGTTTTGATTTTTTTTGTAACCTTTTTTCTTCTTCCTCCTTCAAGTATATAATTACTTTGCAAATTGTAATCATTATCGTCATACGATGGTTTGTCTACATTAGGATTAAAATAAGGTGATATTTTACCTCCTTTCATAATATTTTTACGGGAAATCACGTGTTGTCTTTTGGATTTATTTTTTTTATGTTGGGTTCTTTTTTTTGTTTTGTTTGTCATATATTATACTACATATTATAACGCGGCACCAAAGCCTGAAAGGTTTAGACCAATACCTAAACCAGTACCTTGTCTAGCACTTACACCCATACTAGGAATATAAGTATCAAGAATGCTAAAGGTAGCAGCAGCAGTTAAAGCAAGTAAAACAATTTCTTCAATATTCAATGATTTTTTAGGAATAGCATAAGCAGCAATTGCAACCATTAAACCTTCAACTAAATACTTAATCATTCTTTTAACCAACTCACCGACATTTATAAGACCAGTCATTTATATTAAATAAAAAGAAAAAAAGATATTGATAAATATATTTATATTTATATTTATATTTATATTTGCGATAAAAAACTTAAATATAAATAATATATCTAAATTAAATGAGCAACCCTAAAAAACAATCATTTGAGAGAAAAGCAGTTAATGGAAAACAAAATAAGAAATATGTTGATTTATTAGAAGAAGATAAACCTATCGCAGGACAAAAATTTGTATGTGTATCTTTTGTTTCCCCTGAAAAAATTCTTAAACAAAAAGAGGTTTTTATGTTTCAACAATTCCTAAAGAAGTGGGAATTTAATAAATCTATGGAAAAATTTGTGCAGTTTCTAAATTTTATTTCTTATAAATATAATATGTCTTTTGATGACATTAGTAATGATTTTAAAGATTTTGTAAAAGAAGAAAAAGATAATTTAACTAAACTTGGCATTGAAGATGATTATAAAACATTTCTTGATAATAATGAGGAAGAATTAGAGAAGTTATTTGGTATTGAACATAATTTTCAAACAAGTACTAGAGGTATTAAGATTAGAGGAGTGTTTCCAAGTGTAGAAGAAGCAGAGTTAAGATGCAAGCTATTGAGAGAAATTGACCCAAACCATGATGTTTTTGTGGGTCCGGTTGGGCTATGGATGCCTTGGGACCCTGAAGCATATAAAACAGGTCGTGTTGAATATATGGAAGAAGAATTGAACCAACTAATGCACGAAAAACAGAAAAATGAAAGTCAAGCAAAAACAACTTTTGAGCAAAGAGTTAAAGAAGCTAAACAAAACGCAATTGAAGAAAATATTAAAAAGGCAGAAAAAACAGGCAATTTACTTACACAAAGTATTGATGAAAATGGCAATTTAATTGGAGTTAATAATTTGAACACACACGAAAAAACATTTAAGGATACTGAAAATGTATCATCAACTGATATTTGTAAAGAATTATTTGAAGGAGAGAATATTGTTATGGGTAAAACAGATTACGGAAGAAGTAAATTAATAAGTGGACCATTTGCAAATAATAAAAAAGACGTGAAGGAAGAATAATAAAGATGAATAACCATCATAGACGAAACACGCTATTGTTTTTATAGTTTTTATTACGCTACTTATATCTATCGCATGAAATATAATTATAATATATATAAGTTATAACTATATTTGTATATTCAACACGTGTTATTCAGGACAATTTAGTTGGGACATTTTATTTGTTTCATAAGGTTATCTGGATCAATTTTTCCTAATAATAAATTAATTTTATCAAACGATTTAGTAATCAAGTCATTATTTGTTAATGGTATTTCAAATATAATAGGAACATTTTTAGAATATTTCTTGTAAAAATCTTCTACAAGTTTATATATGTCGTCTTTAATTTGGTCTTTTTTATTATTTACAAATTCTTCAAAATCACTGCCTTCCATTAATGGAAGTATATTAAAATTTTGAATTATTCGCTTAGCAGTAAATGGATTTATTGCATAAGAAAATACTTTTGTTATTGGTTTTCCTTTAAACAAAATTTTATTGCCTATAAATATTAAAAAATACATTAATAATGTATTGTATTTTTTATTTTCATAGTTCGTATTTGTAAAAGAACGAAGTTCTATCTCTTCATTTTCAAGCGGACTTAATTGAATACTTGATATACAGTTATTATTATAATATAAACAAATAAGAAGACTGTTTTTTTGTTTCGAATATGCGTTGATTTCACCTTCCATATTTTTCATTATACCAAGACGAATCTCTAAATTTGGACATTTTTGTTTTAACAAATCATTTATTTCACTTAATGTTTCACTTGTATTTGATAGATTAAATAACGAACCTCCTAAATACCTTTTATATTTTCTTTTTCTACTTTTGTTTTGAGACTGGTTAGACCTTTTAGTTTTTTTCATTATATTATATAATAATATAATAATACAATTATAC